TACATGTATCTTTGCATGAATGGTCTCAATGTTAGTTTGCTACCATAGACAATCTTGTCGTCAGGCATTTGTATAGAGTACGAACCACCTTTGACAACAACAGTTTCTGTCTCCTCGCCATCAATAGTTTTCATACCCATAATTGGAGCATGTATTATTTTTACTCTAGCAAGTGTAGATGTTTTAGTTTCAGATGAATCATCATCATCAGCTACACCCATTATCTTTGCCATTTCAGCATTGTATGTATTCATATTATCTTGTGTTACTATATTGGTAGTCATTATATCCTCACTTTCGACTTTTATAGAATCTATAGTTATACACTAAATTTCTTTCGTGTCAAGCCAATTTTTACCTATTTTTGCTTCTAATAGTAATGGCACATTAAAATCAATATTATAGTAGTGGTGGATGATGTCGTGCAGATTTTGATTTAGGTGTGCTACTGCCGCTATCACTTCATCCACCTCGTTAGGATGTACATCAACAACGATTGAATCGTGTACTGTGTTTACTAAACAACTCTGTAGATTTCCTAACAATTTCTCAAATTCCAATAATACTATCGGAACAATACATCCTGTTGCAAAACCCTGTACAGGATAATTCTTAATCATTGTAAAAAAACTTACGCTACCATTTCTTCTCCTTTCAACTAATGGAAACTCGTATTGTCTGCCTGATGGGGTAGTCACCCTTTTTGTTGCTACAGCTTCATCAGCTAACTTCTGATGCCATCTAGCAATTCCTTGATACTTCTCATTGAAATGAGTATAGTACTCTGCTTCTGCTTTTGTTCTGCCATACCCACTTGCCCCGTACAAGGGAGCAAATGTATGCATCTTAGCTACCTGACGACTCGTAGGCTGTCCCGCATCTGATATAACTTTTGCAGTGTAACTATGCACATCAAATCCTGTTTTCACCTCTTCCATAGCAACTTTATCTTGTGATAAAAATGCCGCAACCCTAAACTCTAATTGTGCAAAATCAGCTTCAAGTATCTGTCCATTATCAAAGCGTGATACAAATACCTTTTTAACAGGAAACGTGCCACCTCTAGGCATATTCTGCATGTTAGGATTACGTCCACTAAAACGTCCTGTAGATGTGACATGTTGTGTTAGACCCACATGCAAGAATCCATCTTCTTTTGTAAATGTCTTAATGCCCTGTACAAACGATGACAAGTACGAATCTAAAGCAGATAGCCTTTTCACATTAGCTATAAACTTAGCCTGTGGAATTAAGTTATGTGCTGTTGCTTGATTCTGTAATACATCAAGATCACCTTTAGCAGTAGAAAAACCATTAGCACTCACCCAAGATTTACTTGTAGGTTTAAATCGTAATCCCGCAATATCTTGGGATGGTATCAACAGATACCCCTCACCCAAACATTTTTTACAAATATTAGGCTTCTTGAACTGTGTGCCATCCTTTCTGATTTTATATACTTTTTTATTTCCTTTGCACTCATCACATTGAATAGCTTTAGTTTTATACATAGGAACAGTATTCTGCTCAACACATTTATTAAAAGCCTGTTTATCTTTTACGTATTGAAACAACTCTTCTCCCCAAATTTTTTTATCTATTACTTTTCTACTGTATATTACTTGCGATAACTGTTCAGGACTATTTAAATTTATCGGTGTATCACCCATTAAGATACGCACCTGATCTGATAAATCAAGTGTTATGTTTGTCTTTTCTCTTTCAAACTCATTACGCACTTTTTCTAGTTCCATCTCATCAACTTTCATGCCATTCATATACATTCTAGTTAATGTCTTACATACCTTATTCGTAATATCTAGCACTTTATGTAAAGACATATTCTCTTTATCCTGATATCTTTTAAACAATGCCCAATATAGACAACGAGTTACTCGTATATCATCTCTTAAATAACTACTTAATTCAGCATGTGGAATATCTCTAGTTGTGTACCCCTTTTTAAAATACTCTTTTAATATGTCTGACTTGCCCTGTGGCAACTCATACCTTTCTGCACACTTCTCAAGTGACAAACCTTTCTTTACTCCTCTACATAAAACATATTCAGCTAACATAGTATCATATATATCGCAATCAAATTCAAATCCACAATTCCACAGCCACTGTAAATCGTGTTGTGCATTATGCATAATTAGTAATGTAGCATCTTTTAATATAGCTTTCAGTTTACTTACATCATCTGCTTCTTTATCTGCATGGTCAAAAGTAAATACCTGTGGCTCACCACTACCATTTGCATCGCCAATACCAACCATAGTTAAAGTATTCGTTGGCTCATATGGATCAAGGTGTAGCTTGCCATCTCTAGTTATTACTGTGTTTTCTACATCAACTACTATTTTCATCTTATCCTCAAGGTATATAAAATGATTTCTCTTTATCTAAACGACAGGTAACTGTACCATGCCATCCATTCAACTTATTCTTAGATACAACTATATGTCTTATATCTGTTTCTTCCTCGCCCTCAAGCATGGGGTCTTTAGATAACAGTAACATCAAATCTGTTTCTGCCGCTTTACCTGTCTTAGAACCCTCAAGCATAGATTGATTAGGTGTGACTCTGCCCTCTGCTTCAGCAGATAGCTGACTCATCCATATTACTGCACAGTTATATATCTTAGCCATGTTTCTAGCATGTATTGTTGCATCTTTCAAGTACACATCGGACTTATCACTTGTACGCATAGCAAACTTGTCACCCATATCCAACACAACAATGTCAGGCTTAACTGCCCTAATAACCAACTCAACATAGTCCATGTACTTATCTGTACAATCTTTGATTGATAAACGATCTAGCACCCTCTTGTATAACAGTTGTGTTTTAGAGGGGTTTGCTCTTATTTCATCTCTACTCATTCCTGTTGCCGCACTCATGTAGCGAATACCCACCCTGTGATATGCTTCTTCATTTGTAAGTATGACACATCTTGCACCCTGATCTACAAATCCACCCGGACCTGCTAAAATTGATGCCTGAAACGATGTTTTGCCTGTGTTAGGTCTTGCACCAATCATAACCAAATGCCCATCGCTGATGCCCTCTATTCTTTGTTTAAGAGTGGGTAAGTTAAACTTCCACTTAGCTTCAAGATTGTTAAGACGTAGCAATGTTTCCACACTTATGTCTTCCCAAACAATCTCTAGATTAGGTAGAAAATCGTCATTGTGCTTATGTATTATCTTACGTAGAGGTTCTAGTGATTTAGTTGAACCATTTACGTAGTCAAATCCTATGTTTGCAATCTCCTCGCCCAACATCTGCCTAAACAAACTAGATAGAACGTCACTAGCTATATCTTTGTTCATAGGCTGTTGCTTGCTTAATTTAGCAAACAAGTTTGTGTAAACCTGTCGATTAGCAGTTGTCATTGTAGGATTGTTTGCCATAAACAAAGCCTGTAGTTCATCTACAGTCAAACTCTTCTCATACTTCTTCATTGAATAGTCTAACACTTGCTTAATCTTAACAACATCCTTTGAAAATATTTTATCAGGTGACTTAGCACCCTTATGTTCATCATAGAACTTTTTATCCATGAGTGATCGTATTAAAGCCAACTCTGTCATGCCAACACCTCTTTTAATCCGTCTATGTCTTCAACTTTCCTATATTTTATATCATCTGTCAAGGGGTAAGCAGTTACTTCAGGAACATAATTTTTTAATTCCTTTGTGTAAGTAACTGTCTTACTCCTCGCATCAGGGTCTAGGGCAACTACACAATGTTCATACTTAGACAAAAAATCAATGTGTCGATGATTGAGATTAGTACCCAATATGGCAACACCATCGACATCAGGAAAACAATCATAGACTACTAGAGATGACACAACGTCCTCAACTATGATTGCTTTCTTTTTTCTCCCCCACGTATGTTGCACGTAGTAGTCTGCCCTACCACTGTAACGTAGCCATTTCGGATGCCCCCCAACTAAGCTACGTCCTATAGCATCTATGAGTGTACCATTCTCATCTCGAAGAGGAAAAACAAGACGATCATCTTTTACATCGTACATCACATAAGATGCTGATAAGTTCTTATGCAATCCCCACCTAGACATGAAAGCCTTGATGAT